TGTTCAGGCTCTCTGCCATTACTGTACGATGAAAACTACGCCTTGGCTCACTAGGCCCTGCGTCCTCGATTGCAATGTAGCGGCGATACATGAAGCGTTGCATGTATGGGCGTACAGAGATGGTCTTACTGTAGAAGAACTTTGAGGTTTGACCATCAATGACTTCTAGCCGGAATGTACCACCGTCAATCACCTCAACATTTGTAAGGCGACCATTTACCTCTGCTTGACCCATGACAGGTTGATGCCAGATGCGAAGACGATTAAGAGTATTCGTTTTCTTACTCGTCTTTGAGTCATCTGTAATACCCATCATCTTTGCCATTGCAGCATAGTTGTTTGTATTAATCGTTGTCAATTCACTCATTCTGTTTTTACTCCTATATCTGAGTTAAGAGCCATAGTTATATCAGGCCACATCTTTCGTGTCAAGCCAGTTTTTACCAATTTTTGCTTCTAAAAGCATTGGTACATTTATATCTACAGCAAAGGTTAGGTTTATAAGTTCAGTCAGACTTTCGTTAGTGTCCCTAATCATCTGAATTACCTTATCTTCTTCATCTGGATGAACATCAATAACAATTGAATCATGTACAGTGTTCACAATACAACTGTGCATATGTTCTAGTTTCTTTTCTATTTCAAGAAGAACAACTGGTACAATATCTGCTGTAGCAAACCCCTGCACCGGGTAGTTCTTTATCTGTGTGAAATAAGACACAGTGCCATTCATCTTTCGTGCAACATTAGGAAATGAATACTGACGACCAGATGGTGTTGTAATCATCTTAGTTGTTAGAGCCTCTTTAGCCAGTCTGGAATGCCAATCGGATATTCCCTTATACTTTTCCGTGAAGTGTGTGTAGTACTTCGCTTCTGCTGGCGTTCTGCCGTAGCCTGTCGCGCCATATAGCGGCGCAAATGTATGAGCCTTCGCAGACTGCCTATCCGTATGTTGACCAGCATCAGTAATAACTTTAGCGGTGTATGAATGTACATCAAATCCAGTAGATACTTCTTCAATTGCTACTCCATCTTGTGATAAGAATGCGGCGGCACGGAACTCCAACTGTGCAAAGTCTGCTTCCATAACTTTACCACCTTCCCAGCGTGACACAAACACCTTCTTTACAGGGAATGTACCACCACGAGGCATATTCTGCATGTTTGGGTCAGCACCAGAGAACCGTCCTGTTGCAGTGCGATGCTGTAGCAGACGGACATGCAGTTTACCATCTGTCTTTGTAAATGTGCTAATGCCCTCAACAAAAGATGAAAGGTAAGTATCCAAAGCACTCAGCCGTTTTACTTTGCTGAGAAACTCAAGTGCTGCATCCATCTTGTGTGTACGAGCAAAGCCTTCCAGTATTTCAAGATGTGTCTTACTGGTTGTAAAACCATTAGCACTTACCCACTTGGCATCTGGTGCAGAGAAACGAAGACCAGCAATCTGCTCCGATGTCTTGAACAGATAGCCATGTCCCTCACACTGTTTGCAAATGTTTGGACGAGCATACCGTGTGCCATCTTTTTTAATGCGGTACACCTTGCCTGAACCGTCACAGGTGTGACACTTTACTGGTTCTTGTTTGTACACAATCTCACTGTGTTCCTTAACAGCATCCTTGTACTTTTCTTTGGACATATACTGGTCAAAGTTATTCTGCCACATAGCCTTGTCAATAGGCTTGCGACTGTAGATTACCCAAGACAACTGCTCAGGACTATTAAGATTGATATGTCCATGACCCATCAACTTATGCACCATCTGTTTAAGTTCTTTTGTAAGTTGGTTCTTCTCTGTCTCAAACTCAGACTTAACTTTATTCAGAGCAGACAAGTCAACCTTGAACCCACGACAGTAAATCTTAGATAGCACAATAGCCACCTGATTAGTCAACACCACTGTGTTCATTAGGCTTGCGTATTCTTTACTGTTCAACTTAGTATACTGCAATTCTGACAACTGCTGTGTGGCCTTCAAGTCAGCAGACAGATAATAAGAAAGTTCATCGTGTGGTATTTCACTGGTGTTGTACCCTTTCTTAAAATACTCTTTCAGTGTGTCTTGCTTTTGCGTATCCAACTCATGTCGGATTGCACATGCCTCAAGAGACAGTGGTTCTTTCTGCCCACGCTGCATCACATACTCTGCAAGCATCGTATCAAACACTGCCCCATCATACTTGAAGCCAGATTCCCAAAGCCATACAAGGTCATGCGCTGCATTGTGCATGATAAGTACTGTTGTTCTATCAAGCCAGTCTTGGACTATGCTGTGACCATCTGGTGTGCTATCGGCTTCTTTATGGTCAAAGGTAACGATAGCCTCTTCACCTCTGTCATTAAGCATACCGACCATAACCAATGTGTTTGTAGGTTCAAATGGGTCAAGGTGCATCTTACCGTCACGGTGTGTAACTGTATTCTCTACATCAAGAGTCAGTTTCATTTATCTTCTCCTTATGTTTCTCAAGATATAACACAGCGTTCTTCACTCTGTCAAGGCAATCTTTGAATGCCCCAAGACCAGTGTTGCAATGATGACACACCCAACCACGAAAGGTTTCAGTGTCGTGGCAATGGTCAAGTACCCAGTTCTTTAACCTAGTCTGTCCTGTGCTACCTATTTCATCTATGTTTCTTGTACAGATAGGACATTTATAATCCTTGTCAGGATATGGATGTTTTGCTTTCAACTCCTTCAACAAACGAGATTGATTCCGTGCGCAGGTGCGGCACTTCCTTTTTATCTCGCCAGATTCCATGTGTTGAAATTGATTGATAGGCTGAAGTTCACCGCAGTTGTTACACACCAAACCTTCAATTACTTCTTCTTTAGTAAATGTAAACAACTCACCCTGCATCACACCATATACCTTCCTGTACGATAGTCTAGTTCACAATGCACTACACCATGCCAGCCACTCAGTTTGTTCTTAACAACATTGAGATGTCGCTGTAGGTCTTCTGCATTTGGGTCATCGTCCTGCTTAATAGGATTCTTTGCAATCAGAATCATGAGGTCAGCCTCTGCCGCTTTACCAGTACGACTGCCTTCCATCATGCTCTGGTTCAGCAAGACCTTACCCTCTGCCTCTGCTGATAACTGCGACATATAGAACACAGCACACTCATACTGCTTTGCAATCATACGAGCGTGGATAGCGTTGGCCTTCAGTGCCTCATCGGGACGAGCAAACCCACCCTGTCGTGCAAACTTGTCACCCATGTCAAGCAAGATAACATCAGGCTTGTATGTCTTACATACGGACTCAACCCACGACATATCACGACCTGTGGCATCCTTAATCTTAATCTTGTCTTTGACAGGTTGATAAAGGTCACGAGCCTTTGCTGGGTTCTGTTTTATTTCACGCATTGTCATGCCTGTTGCGGCAGTAAGGTATCGTGCGCCAACACGGTGACTGCCTTCTTCGTTACACAGGATGATACAGTTAGCACCTTGAGATGCCATGCCACCCGGACTAGCAATCAGTGATGCATGAAAAGATGTTTTACCTGTATTGGGTCTTGCACCAATCTCAATTAGGTGACCAGCATTCACACCCTCTACATAACCTGACAGCGTAGGAATGTTGAAAGTCCATCTTGCCTCAAGGTCATTCTTAGCAAGCAATGTTTCAATGTCCATGTCGTCCCACTCCACATTTAAGTCTGGCAAGAAGTCATCATTGTACTGGTCTAGTAGATTACGCAATGCCTCAAGGCTACTCTGAGTACCGTTGACATAATCAAATCCCAACTCTGCAACCTCTGTGCCTACAACCTGCTGGAACAGTTTAGACAAAACTTCCTGTGCTACATCAGCACCCATCACACTTTCTTTTTTAATCTGGTTAAACAGCGAACCATACGCCATCTTTTGTGCAGTGCTGAGTGTCGGGTTTGAAGACAGAAACAGTGCCTCAACTTCTTCTGGTGTAACTGTACGCTCATACCTGTCCATTGCTGTATCAATGGTCTTCTTAATCTTTCTGTTCTCAGAATTGAACAGTCTGTCAGGACACTTAGAACCACGATGGTTGTCGTAGAACTCCTTGTCCATCAAACTTCTGATAATTGATAATTCCATTTTATTCTCCTTTGTCTCGGAACAAGAGTAACTTCTGTACATCTTGGGGGTTTTTGTATTTTATATCGTCATTTAGTCGCAGTACTTTAACATCACGAACATAACCACGCAACTCGTTAGCATACTGAAGGGTCTTGGGTAAGGCATCGGGGTCTAATGCCATAACTGCTGTTGAGAACTGTGAGAGATACCTTTTATGCGATTCCGAAAGAGATGTGCCAAGAATTGCAACCCCGACAAAGGACTCAATCATACCAGCAATGACTGCACTCACACAGTCCTCAACAACTAC